TATGGTTAGTACTAAATCTTGTTGTATTTGGAATGAAGTATAATCTTGGATACAATGGTTCTACTTTTGTTATAACATCCATTGTTAATTCTGTTGCATCACCAAATCCATAACTATTAATCTGTTCATGAACATCAGCAAATTCTTGCCAGTCATTTAAGATTTGTTGATAAGCACTGAATGATTGGTCTTGAGGGAATGTAAATCCTGATTGTATTGGAAGGTTACAAGAGTTATAATCAAATGGTGCAACCATCCTGATGTGCATTGTCCATCCTGCTACTACCGTGTCAAATCTTTCTGTAAATACATTTACCTCAGGTTCCCAATCTCCAATAATAATATCTGAAAAATCTCCGTACTGTGATTGATATGACTGCCAGAATACTGTCCAAATATCTTTTGTTGTTTCTAATGTGTCAGATACTACTTCAGATAGGTTGGATAAATCATCCTCAACCTTGTCCATAATAACCACAGCGAAGTTATAAGCAATTTCATTCTCATTAAACTGCACTGTTTCAGGGACAATATACATCCTTGTGTACCTTGGTTCCTGTTTTGTGTTCACATCCATAGTACATTGAGTCAAGTCCCCTATACCAAATGAGTTGATTTGGTCGTGGTGGTAGGCTATGCTACTGAAATACGTAAGGATTTGTTTGTAATTGATGTTAATCATCTATCTATAAATATAGGAAAAGTCAAAACGGACAGTCAAATTAGTTTTTTGACATAGCTTTTTTCTGTAATCTTATTTGTTCATTATCAAATTCAATTAAATAAACTAATTGATTTAGTATTTCAATGACGTTTTTCTCATAGATTTGATTGTGTTTCGTAATATCTCCGTCTGCAATTCTATTAATGACAACGTACCATCCGTATCTTTTTTCAAAGCTAATCTCCATACCAATTTCCTGTGCTTCCATAGAATCTTTAGAACTTCCCATTCCCTCCTGATTTTCTGTTTCAAAGATAGACGGGTAAAGTTGGAGGAGTTGTTTACGAATTGGGTAAAAAAAAACTGTCCACCTAACGTGAACTTTATATCTAATTTGTTTTTAAACAGTTCGGCTCGTTCTTCCATCTTAACTGCGTCGTATTTTTCTATTTCAAAATTATGTTTTGATTTTGATTTGACTATAGGCCTATACATTATGGCCGTTATAATATGTAGATAATCAATTACTTCTTCAGGTTTTTTTGTAAGTAGTGTATCTAAATCCACAAACTCACCAAATGTTATTTTCTTATATGATGGAAGATACCCGTATTCAATTCCGTCCAATTCAAATCTGTCAATTAAATTAATAGGTTGTTTTGGTACCATAGCAAAGATTGATGTTGCTAAAAAATCTATTTTATGTTTTTCAGCATTAACTAATGTGTCCATTGGACAATCTGTTAATATATTAATAATCTTGGCATTAAGATATTCATCTTCAAATAAATCTTTTACTTTAAATATTTTTTGATAATCCCCTATTGAGAGATATTCTTTTATTTCATAATCTTCCCCATCTAAATTAAATTCTAACATATATATATTTTATCTTACAAAACTTATTGCGTACCTACCTGTTGATTTTAAATTCTTAACCTCATAGAACATTCTTAACATAACACTATCTGCAATATCGGGACTGACTCCTAACATCTTCTTCATCACATCCTTTCCTATTACACCTACTCTTCCATCCTTCTCTACGTCCTTTAGTTTGATTGCTAATAGTTGTTGTGTTAGTTCATCAACTGTGCTTGGGTCTAATATGTTAATACTAATCTTACCTTCCTTAATTAAATCTGAAAGCTTAACGAAGCATTGACTCTTTAGGTTGGTGAAGTTCTGTCCGTGTAATGCTGATGAGTTGTTTACGAATGAACTGCATCTTAATCTGTCTACCAAGAATCCTCCTACACCATCACTATCTGCTATTACTTGTGATGGATGGATTCCATGCTTGGATATTAAATCCTTTATGTGATTGTATAATGTGTCTCCATCCAATTTGTTATACTTTATTATCTCTACTATTGTAAGGCCTACCCATATTGATATTACTGTACTATCCCCACCGAATCGTGCTACGTCAATGCATATATACTTCTTGTCTATCGGGTTAGGTGAATGTTTGAATGAGCAACTTGCTATACTCTCAAAGTCAAACAATGAGTCAATGTCAGAATTGTAGTTCCAATCCCCCATCAATAGTCTCTTACGTTGTTCTGTTGGTAATGTGTTTAACATATCAAGATAAGACTGTGGTAAATGCGGATTGTCATGCGGTAATGAAGGAATGAATTTGATATTGCTTGGTAATCTTTCTTCTACATACGGAATGTAAAAATCTGATTTAATAAATCCTTGTGATGGGTTGGTGGTCATTAATATCTTACCGATTAAATTGTGTTCGTTTAATTTGAAACGGAGACGGGACTTAACAATGTTGTAAGCCATTCTAGTTACTTGAGATGCTTCCTCTATTACTGCACACGTTATCTCAATTCCAGCAAGTTCATCCATATTAGGTGACGATGGTTTTGTTTCCAAATCCTTTAATATAATCTCACTCTTATTATTAAATGTAATTGTATTTGACTGACCATTATATTTGTAATGTTTTTCTGATTCCAACCCACTCATCTTTAATACCTCAAATAAGGTGTTTAGAGACGTTTGTTTTAGAGATGATAAAGTAGTTCGTCCAAGTAAACATCTAATCCCCTTGAACCTTAAACACATCGTCATTAGCCATAGACACGCCAACATACTCTTCCCACCACCAGCGCTTCCCCCGAATATCAATTCATTGGTTGTATTATCCATAAGAAAGTCCCATGCAATTGTCTGTCGTTTAGTCAGTTTTATATCAGGCATAGTCAAAAACGAAATTTTAGGGGGGTTTAATCCCTATCTAATACGATGTTAAGGTTTATCTCATTCCCATTAGAAGTGATGTCTATCTTCCTCGTACCCTCCAAAGAATGGATTTTAGCAATGTCTGCTAATACCTCACGTTCAGTTCTCTTATTACTATCATCTCTACATCTCTTGAGTAAGTCGTATAGTTGATTAAGATGGTCTTGTAATAGTTCTTCGTTGTTCCTTTCAAATCTTTCTTTCAATCTTGTTCTTGCTTCCTTCCATAAATTTTCCGCTTGTCTTTCAGATATATCAAATTCTTTTGATGCGGTTGATGCAAATTCTCTATAAGATAAATGGTCATATAACATTAATTCATACACCCTATTCATTCTTGCTTCAAATTCCAACTCGTCTGTTTTTCTTCCTGCTTTAGCCATTACGTTACTTTTATATTTAGTTTATCGTTTAGGTAGTTCTTCAATTTTCTTACTTGAACATTGACGCAACTTTGACATCCAAAATTAAAATCTTCGTTGAATAAAAATTGATATACCTTATTTACAAAATCTCTTTTACTATTATCTTTTCTTCCCAATTCTATATAAGCCAACAGAATATCATTTGGACTTGGTATAAACATATCCTCATCAATTAGTTCAGGTAAAAAGGTAATAGGTTCTTTCTTCTTCTTACAAGTAGTGCATTTCTTTTTCTTAACTGGCGCATCTGACTTTAGTGATTCTATTTTATCTTTTAATTCTTTATTCATACTATCTTGTTTTTATTGGTGGTGGTGTTGGTTTAGGTTTTCCGCAGCCACATCCTTTTCTATTTACCTTGTTCATTATTCAATAGTTTTATATGCTCTTCATCTCTCCACTGGCGTAATTCTTTATCTAAATGTTCTGTCATTAACTCTTGTGGTGTTCTTACTACCTCTTGCATTCTTAACTCTCTTGTCTTGTTCAAGATATATTCTTCCAACTGATCTTGTGTTGGTATATTTAATTCTTTTTCTTTTGGAACGAGTCCAAGTTTCTTGTTCTTATCTGATTGTCTTTTCATACGTCTGTTAAATGTGCTACTCATTGTTATATCTTTTAAATGTACTTAATTTTACCTGCGTTCTTGTTTCCTTTATATATCTTCCAATTG